TCTACTGATATTGATGGAATTTGATACTTGACGTTTTTTGTACGTCTTGTTGTTTCGTAACTTATATAACCCTCACCATCAATAATACCAGCGTAATAAGCTTCTTTATCTGATTCCGATAAATTTTTTACCACTGGTTTGGATTGCAGAGATTCCTTTGATATCGGATTTTGCCCCCACTTCTCTATGTGGACAACCACCCCCTTTGAGTCCTTGTGGGTTTGGTCCTCTTTCTGGTGGAGGTCCAAATTCTTTTCCGCCACTTAGACTTCCTCCTCTACGTTTTTTCTCTACACCTGAAATAGTGCCTTTATTTTTTGATGCATAGAATACTGCTTCTGCTTCATCACCATATTGTTCTCTCATGGCGGACATAATTTTTTTACCTTTTTTATTTAATGGCATTATCTTAATTTATTTAAATCTTGTTTTGTTAAATTTTTACCACCATGCATTCTGATTCCATATTTTAAATCATCTTTTGCATCTTTTCTTTTTCCAGCACCTCTAACACCAGATTTCATAATCTCACTTATAGATTTTCCGCCAGATTTTTTATAAGCTTTGTAAGCAGTCTTAATACCTTTGGTAAGTAGTCCACCTAATAACATACTTCTATATTGATTTTTCATTATTTTTGTAACTTCCTTTCAGCGATATCTAATCTTTTATCTGATTGCTCGTCTTGTTGTGCTAACCTATCATACTCCAAATTTAATTTATTAGCTTGTCTTTGATTTTCTTGATCTTGTTTAAATCTTACCTCATTTTCTTTTCTTTGCATATCCATAGCCCTTAAATCAACCTCTTGTTGTTTAATTCTAACTAATGGATCTTGTTTATTTGCTTGTGCTTGCATCTCACCAACCACTAAACTTTCAGTAATTTCTGCAACAGCTGTAGCAACCGCATTATCAAAAGCTATTTGAAATTGTTGAGGGTCTGTTTGTTGTAAAGATAGTAAATTTTGGTCTTGTGCAAACTGTTCCTTAACTTCTTTTTGTGCTTTAAAAGAAATATGGTCAGAAACATGCGATTGTAAGTTTGCATACACCATCGGATTAATTTGAACCATTCTAGAAGCCATAAAAGCTGTGTGTGCAGCGATGTGAGCGTCATGATCTTGAGATTCAAAGGCAGTAAGTAGTTGCATTTGCAACGCTCTTGCATTTTCTTTAGCAGGATCCATCGGTTGAGGAGGTTTTGGTGCTGGTTTCATTAAAGTATCGATTTGTTTAGTGCCTAAAGCTTCATAAACACGTCTATAAGCTTCATAAACGTTGTGTAATTGTGGATTTGATTGAGCAATTTGCAATTGTGTCTGTGCTAACGTCACTCTTTGAGCCATGGACATAATATTTGGGTCAGCAACAGGTAAAATATCGACTCTGTTGTCAAAATCTAACTGTTTAATCATACGATTTGCACCATAAACATCGTAAGGGTACTCTGGTGGTAGATATTCGCTACATAATCTTGCTAAAATTTTAAATTCAAGTCTCATTGCGTAGTAACAACGCTTATGAACACCTGTCATAACTCTAGATCCACGCTCCATCAAAGCGATTGTAGTGCCTACAGCTCTGTTTTGAGTATCATTACCAGTGCTCAAGTCTGTAATTTGTGCAAATTTAGTTCCTGCATTAACAACAAATCCTAAAAGTTGGAATAAAGTTGGACTTGGTTCTGTAAATGGCAGTTGAAAAAACTGATCTCTAATGTTTCCACCTGGTGCATCAACGTCTCTAAACTCACCTGGCTGAATTGGTTGGTCATCATCTCTAACTCTAAGTCCTCTAGACTTAAATCCTGCTGGTAAATTTTTTAAAGTTCCTGCATCTATTAATTGTCTTAATGCAATTGTT